GATGAGATGAACGTAGGTTACGATGATCTACAAAAAGCAATCTCTGATGAGCAAGAACGGTTTGCTAAGTTCACTGAGTTGTCTACAGAAGTCAACAACATCAACACCACAATTTCTCAGACCAACTTCCAGTTGATGTCTATCCGTAAACAGGTAGAGTCTCTAGAAGATGAGATCAAGGAACTGCAAGGTGATAACGTTGATAAGAAAGCAGAGTACAGTAAACTGCAAACTCTTGTAAACGATAAGAAGACACTAGCTAAACAACATGCTACGCTGAAATCTGATCGTGATGTTCTGACAACCGCTGGTCAACTTCTAAAGGACAATGGTATCAAGACTAGGATCATCAAGACCTATCTTCCTACCATGAACAAGTTGATTAACGATTTCTTACAGAGGATGGAGTTTTATGTCAATTTCACCCTGGATGAGAACTTTGAAGAGCAGATCAAATCTAGATACCGTGATGTGTTTTCCTATGACAGTTTTAGTGAAGGAGAGAAAGCTCGTATTGATATCGCTCTTCTGCTTACTTGGCGTTCTATTGCTAAGCTCAAGAATTCTGTGGATACTAACCTCTTGATTTTGGACGAGATCTTTGATGGATCTCTTGACCAATCAGGCACATCTGATCTAGGATGGATCCTCCGTAACTTTGACGATAGTACGAAGGTGTTTGTCATCAGTCACAAGCAAGGTCTAGACGATAAGTTTGATAGAACCATCTCTGTGGAGAAGGTCAAGAACTTCTCTACCCTCAATGTGACAGTCAACGAAGTGACCCATGCTATGGTTGGATAATTATTTTTGTTATATATTACATGAACTTATTCCAGAACAATGACTACGCCAAACTGGCAACACCACTCTCGAAAAGAACAGAAGCGTAAATTAAAACCTCAAGCATTACGGCAAGCGAAAGCACGCCGTAGACAGTTGATAAACCGTCTACTAACCTCTGACAAAAAACGTCAGGGGTTTTATAGTATATGTATCAACTGAGAGACACATGCCAAACCAAGAAATCAAAGGTAACCTTGCCCGCCTTCTCGCTACCGAGAACCTTGTCGTAGAGCACAAGCAGTGTCCTACTGCTATGTTTGACGTTGATCGTCGTGTACTGACTCTTCCTCGCTGGGACAAAGCATCTGGAACAGTATACGACATGCTTGTCGGTCATGAGGTTGGACATGCTCTGTTCACACCTAACAAAGACTGGCGTGATATTGCTGACTGCCCTAAGGACTTCGTGAATGTCATCGAGGATGCTCGCATCGAGAAGTTGATGAAGCGTAAGTATCCTGGTCTTCGCAAGTCTTTTGCTGGTGGTTACAAAGAATTGAATGACCTTGACTTCTTCCGTATTCAAGGAGAAGATCTTGGTTCTCTTAGCTTGATTGATCGCATCAATCTTCATTTCAAGATTGGTGCCAACGCACTTATTCCTTTCTCTATTGAAGAGAAAGTGTTTGTCGCTCGTACTGATGTCGCAGAAACTTTTGAAGAAGTTCTGCAGATTGCTGTTGACGTGCATGAGTTCAGCAAGTTTGAGCAGGTGATGGAAGCACCTGTCTCTGCTTCACAGGACTCTGAAACTGAAAGCACCGATGGCGAAGAATCTGAGCAGCAAGAACAGACTGAAGCACAGGTTGAGTCTAGTGAAGATCAACCAAACACTCAAGGTGGTGCATCTTCTTCGGGTGGTGCAGATCTAGAGGATGTCCGTGACGACTGGTATGACGAAGACGGCAACCTTACTGAACCTGAAGAAGAAGGTAGTGCAGGATCTCAAGGTGGTGACACATCTGAAACTCAACGTGCATTTGACAGTGCTGCTTCAACTCTTTCTTCTCGTCATTATGGTCGCGACACAAAATACATTGAGATTTCTGACAAAGTTGATATAGATAATCATGTTGTTGATTGTAAAGTTTTGCATAGTTGGATTGACAGTCAGCAACATCCTAACCCTGAAGTCTATGAAGAGACAGATGGACTATATTATGAGTTCCGTAAGAAATCTCAGAAGGAGGTAAACTATCTTGTTAAAGAGTTTGAGTGTCGTAAGTCTGCTGACGCTTACGCTCGTGCTGGTCAATCTAAGACTGGCGTCCTTGATACTTCAAAGTTACATACTTATCGTTATAACGAAGATATCTTCAAAAAAGTAACTATTCTTCCTGACGGTAAGAACCACGGTCTCTTGTTTGTTCTTGACTGGTCTGGTTCTATGGCAAACGAACTTCTAGCTACTGTCAAGCAAGTTCTGAACCTGACTGCTTTCTGCAAGAAAGTTCAGATTCCTTTTGAGGTTTATGCATTTACTAATGATTGGTATCCTGCACAGCGTGCTATGGATGCTGAGGAAGGCAAGGAGATCGAGTACGAGTATTACCACCAGTATCCTGGCATTGAGAAAAACAAGATCTACATCGACTCTCGTATGTTCCACTTGTTGAACTTTGTTTCTTCTCGTTCTAACGCTAAAGAGTATGAGCGTCAGTGCAAAAACTTGTGGCGTGAAGCATCTGTCTACAGGAACTACGCTGGATATCAAGCTACTATTGGTTGTGGTCTTTCTGGTACTCCTTTGAACGAAGCAGTGATCATGCTCAATTACATCATCCCTCAGTTCAAAAAGCAGAATGATCTTCAGAAGGTCAATGTTTGCATCTTGACTGATGGTGAAGGATGTCAATCTGGTTATGGTCATGAGATCTACCTTGACCATAAAGATGAGCACACTGTTCGTCCTCGTCGCATCGACTATGGTATCCGTCTTCGTGACCGTCAGACTGGTCGTGTCTATCCTGAGTTTGAATATGACACCATCACCAACATCTTCATTCAGCAGGTTCGTGATCGTAACCCTGATGTAAATGTCATCGGTTTCCGTATTCTTTCTGGTTCTCAACTTCAGGGTTTCGTTGGTCGCTATGCAACTTACGAAGGTTACTCTCAGGTTCAGAAGCAGTGGAAGAAAGAAAAGTCTGCTATCATTCCTAACCCACAAGCATTCAGTGCCTTGTACGCTATCTCTAACAACGGACTAGACGATACTGCTGAGTTCAACGTTGAGTCTGGTGCTAAGAAGGGAGAGATCTCTCGTGCATTCAAGAAGATGCTCGGCAGCAAGTCCACCAACAAAAAACTGCTCAACTCATTCGTTGAGTATGTCAGTTGACAAACTGGTACACTAGGGGTCGCCACTGACCCCACCACACCCTATACTATATTCATACAACACAAAAGACCAATGCCTTTCGCTCCTGTTCCTGTTTCAACTGACGACCTCGTTTCTTACCTTACCGACAAGTGCGGTACTGAGGTCAACACCAAGCAACTGTTTGAAGCATCCGAGCACTTCAATTGCTCTCTCGCTACTGTCAAGAAGCGTCTTAAAGATTATAAGCAAGGTATCGGTAAGTGGAACCTGACTGTTCAAGAAAAACTTGAACAAACTTATCAAGCACCTGCTGCTGCTCCTGCAGTACAACAAAACCTTATCCCTGACAAAGACCCTAATTATGTTCCCTTCGGCAACTTCACTGATGTTAAAAAGATCATTCAGTCTGGTATCTTCTATCCTACTTTTATCACTGGTCTTTCAGGAAACGGCAAAACTTTCTCTGTTGAGCAAGCATGTGCTTCTCTAAATAGGGAACTGATCCGTGTGAACATTACCATTGAAACCGACGAGGATGATCTTATTGGTGGTTTCCGTCTTGTTAACGGCGAAACTGTTTGGCATAATGGTCCTGTCATCGAAGCTCTGGAACGTGGAGCTGTACTTCTTCTAGACGAAGTTGACCTTGCCTCTAACAAGATCCTCTGTCTGCAGTCTGTTCTTGAGGGCAAAGGTGTCTTCTTGAAGAAGACTGGTCGGTATGTCAAACCTGCTATTGGTTTCAATGTCATAGCTACTGCCAACACCAAGGGTAAAGGTTCTGATGATGGTAGGTTCATCGGCACTAACGTGCTAAACGAAGCATTCCTTGAGCGTTTCGCTCTCACTTTCGAGCAAGAGTATCCTACACCTGCTACTGAGACTAAGATTCTTCAGAAGGCAGCAGGTAACCTTGGTGTTCTTGACGAAGAGTTCTGCACCAATCTTGCTAACTGGGCAGACATCATCCGTAGAACTTTCAAGGATGGTGGTATCGACGAGGTGATCTCTACTCGTAGACTCGTTCACATCATCCGTGCTTTTGCTATCTGGCAGAACCGTATGAAAGCGATCAAAGTTTGTGTGAACCGTTTCGATGATGAGACCAAGCAGTCATTCATCGAATTGTATGATAAGATTGATGCTGACGTAAACACTGAGGAGGAAGATGCCAACTCTTAATAAATTCCACGGATATCTGGGTCGTCTCGTAGTTCTACGGGGCACCCAGTCCCGCACTGCTAAGATCGTTGGTGGCGATGGTCTTGAACTTTATATGCAGGGGATTGACGGAAAAGTTTTTAAATGCTACCATGATAATATTGAATATATTTGGGAACAATGAGTTTTAAATATAATGAAGATGCTCTACTCCAAGAGCTACGTGATTACATTACTGGAACCTATGGACAACACTACTCTGCTG